TCACTCCGGTAGTTCTTCCAGCTTCACTTCGAGTTGCAGGCGGTTGGTGTAGCCCTGATCGGTGAGGTCGTGTACCACCTGGGTGAGTAGCCAGTCGGCCTCGTCTATTTGTGGTTTGAAGCCCCTGACCGTGGTGGGTTGTTCCGGGTAGAGTTCGGGGCGACCTCTGGCCAGGGTGATCTGAAACTCGGCCACGCCGCGCTGCAGCTTTTCCCACTCTGCCCGGGCGCCCCGCATGGCGTTGCTCTTGCTGACATAAATGTTGCGCAGCTCCTTGACGTTCTCGCTGCTGCCAACCAGCAACTCATGCTCCTGCTTGTTTACTACCACACCCGGTGGTAATGGCCGTTCCTCTTTCGGTTTGGTCTTTTTCTTGCGCTTCACCTCTACTTTCTTCTTCTCGGCAGCCTTGTTGTCTTGCCAGTAGGCGACAACGCCGGTGTAGGCATCGCGGTCGGCCACTGAGAACTGGTGCTGATCGCCGTCCTGGCGGGTGATGGTGATGGCAGGGAGTGGCTTGCCACTGGCGGTGGTGCCGTTGCCCGCTTTGATGAACATCAGACGGCCCGATTTGACGGTGGCGATGGCATCGTGCTCGGTTGCCAAGCGGGTGAGAAAGGCCAGATCGCTCTCGTTGGTCTGGTCGATGTGGTCGATCATCAGCCCCTTGAAGGCTTCGCCGACGCTCGGGATCAGGCTATAGCGGGCGGCCAGCTGCTCCACGATGGCGCCGATAGTCTCAAAGTGCCAGCTGCGCTCGCGCAGTTTGTTCATGCCCCCGCGCAGATCGGCCGACTTGCCCCGGATGGTGAGCACATCCGGGGCGCCGCCGTGTTCGACCTCGTCAATTTTGAAGGTGCCTTTATCGACCAGCGCTTGGCCCTGCCAACCGATAAAGGCTTGCATCGTGGCCCCACGGCGTGGCATGGCTAGCAGGCCGTCGCTGTCATCAAGGGTTACCTCGATGGTGTCGGCCGAAAAACCCCGGTTATCGGTGATGGTCATCGACATCAAACGAGGACGGATGGCTGCCGAAATGTCATTGCCATCGATCAGTAGTTGATAAGCCGGGATCGGATGGCCATTCAGCAGGTCATTGAGCGGGTTTTTGATGCCCGCAAATTCGGCCAGTTCGCCCAGGGTCGCCATTAATAGAGCCCCCCAACTTTGCCGCCGATCATGGCGCCCATCATCACGCTGCCGCCGAGACGGCCAAGCAGGTTACCGCCCACGCGGCCTAGCAGGCCATTGACGAGGCTGCCATCGTTGTTATCAATGCGCTTGAGCTTGATGGTGAACTCGATTTTTCTGGCGCTGCCATCTTGAAAGAACTCGCTGCGGGTGGTGCTGATCCCCTCTATCACGAATGAGCCGCGCATCACGCCATCGCCCTGAATTAAGGGAAAGGCCCCGCCGCTTTCGGCCATGAGGTTGAGCATGTCGAGCGCGATGGGGCCACCGGTCAGCTCGGGTAACAGCACTCCGCTCAGGGTGCTGGTCTCTTCATCTGGCCCCAAGAATTGATAGGAAGGGCGGGCGCCGATCCGGTTATTACCGGGGTGGCGCCATGCGCGTTCGTCTTGTTGGGATTGGGGGGCAACGGTCGAGCGCATAAACACGAACCAGCCCAGGGTCATCATCATGGTGGTTGCTCCTTAGTTGCGGTCGGTCAGGGAGGCGCGGCCATTGGCGGCGCCTTGACGTTCACGTCGATCCAGTTCGCGGCGCACCTCTTGCGCCACATCGGTGGCTGATTGTCCCGGCTGCTGGGTGATATTGATTGGGGCGTTGATATGGGTGGTGCCGCTCGCTCTTGCCGCCACTGGTCTCGGCGGGGTGACGATACGCGGGCCGTAGCCCGAACCGCCAGCCATGGCCGGGGTGTTGTAGTCGCCGGAGAGGTAGCCTGACGGGTTGACGTTGGCCGTAACCGATCCCCCGCCTTTCATCCAGTCCGGCAGCAGGTCGGTCATGGTTTTGATTTTTGCCTTCAGCATTTCCCACTTGGCGGTAATGCCACCAATTAGACCATCAATGATCGCTTGCCCTTTGGCAGCGGCCCCAGCTGGCAGGGTATCGAAGAAGGCCCAGATCTCGCCCCAGTGCATGGTCAGCATGCCGATCGGTGTCCATGAGAAGAGTTCCTTCATGAGGTCCCAGAAGGCGAGCAACGGGGCTTTGCATTGTGCCCACAGATCGCTGAACCACTGAGAAACTGCACCCCAATTCTTGTAGAGCAGGAAGGCCCCGGCCGCGATGGCTGCAATCCCCATGATGATCCAGCCGATCGGGGTGGTGAGCATGGCTATACCGAGCCTGACTATGCCCATGGTCAGCACCTTGATGAAGGTCAGCAGCGGGGCGCCCATGGTCAGCATCATGCCAAGCCCCATCTTGAGTGCTGCGATAGGGCCCAGCAGACCCGCTACAATCAGCAGCAGTGACCCGCCAGCGGCAGCGGCCACAGCAGTGACCGCAGCGATACGGGTCAGGGTCGAGGTGAGTTCAGGGTTGGCGCGCATCCAGTCGCCGGTTACCTGGATGAGTTCAGTGACACGTTGGATAATGCCGCGCATAGGGCCGTTTTCGGTCTCCATCATCTGGATGCCTACGTCGTCCCAGGCAGAGGTGAGGTTGTCCAGATCGCCGATGGCGTTATCAGCCATCACCTTGGCGACTTTCCCTGCCTCCCCTTGGCTCTGTTTCAATGTGGCGATCAGCTCTTGCAGCTTGCCAGATCCAGCCTGCTCGGTCAGCACGGTCAGGGCGGCAAATGCCTCCTCACCGGCAATGGCTTTGAAGTAACCCGCGCGGGCAGTGTCCCCCATGGTGCTGGTTTTCTTGTATAGCTCGCCCAGGATATCGGGCAGGGCGTGCAGGTTACCCGCCGCATCAGCTGTTTGTACGTTTAGAGCGCTCAGGGCATCCTTTGCCGCTTTAGGTGGCGAAGCTAACCGACCGATGATAGCGCGCATGGCGGTGCCGCCCATGCTGCCCTGGATCCCCGCGTCCCCCAGTTTTCCCGCCATGGCGGAGGCGGTTTCAAGGTCAACTCCCATTCCAGCTGCAACTGGCCCCACGTATTTCATGGTTTCACCCAGCATCTGCAGATCGACGTTAGCTCGGGTGAAGGTGCCAACCATCACATCCCCCAGCCTGTTCATCTGATCTGCCGGCAGTTTGAAGCCGGTCAGGATGTTAGAGCCGATATCGGCGGCAGCAGCAATCTCGACGCCGCCCGCCTTGGCGATATCGAGCACCCCGGGCATGGCGTCACGGATTGCTTTTGGGGTAAAGCCTGCCATGGCAAGAAAGCCTTGCCCCTGTGCCGCTTCGCCCGCGGTGAAGGCGGTATTGGCGCCTAGCTCGCGCGCCTGGGCTCGCAGGGCGGCCAGTTCGCCGCTGCCTTTGTCCAGTCGGGTGATCGCCTGCACCTTGGACATATCGACATCAAAGCCCATCGCCTTGCCTGCAATATTGGTCCCCTTGTAGATGGCGGCGGCACCGGTGGCCATACCGGCAGCGCCATAGCCCGCCATGGAGTTGCGCATCGACATGGTTTTGTCGTAGTTGGATTTGATCTGGTTGAGGCGCTTTTGCTGGTCAGCCATTTGGCCCAGCTTGGCCCGCTGCTGGTCGAGTTGGGTGTTGGTTGCGGCAAGGTCGGTCTTGAGCTGGCGTTGGTGCTGGCCAAGTTGTTTGGTGTTGATGCCTGCCTCGCCCATGGCCCGTTTCAGGCTGCCGTGACGGGCGACCATTTCCCGCTCTTGCTGGGAGAGGTCGCGCACCTTCTGTTTGGCCTGCTCCATGGCACGGGTCATGGCTTTGGTCGGTTGTTCGACTTTGGCGAACTGCTGAGCCATCTGCTGGGTGTCACGCTGGGCGGCGGTTAGCTGGGCGCGGGTTGCGCCAATTTGTTGGCCGAGGGTGCGATAGCCATCAATCTGGCCGCTCTGGGCTTCCAGTTCCTTGATACGCTTTTTCGTGTCGACCAGGTCTTTGGCGGTGATGCGGCTCTGGCCGCTAACGTTTTTCAGCGGGGCGGTCAGCTTATCGACCGCCCCGAGCAGGATTTGCAGTTTGAGAGGATTCATTGTTCTGTTGCCCCGTTGATGCTGTTGTGAGTCTCAACGAGGCGTTGGTGCCAGTCCATCAGCTCGCTGAGCTCCATGGCCGCCATTTCGGATGGCGGCCAGTGGGCGATGATGGCCACGTCAGCCATCAGATCATCTACGCAATGAGGTAGGCCATTCTCTTCGGTACCAAAAAAGCGCTTACCTCGCTGCCCAGTTGCATCAGGTCAGCAGGGTCCATGTTGCCGATCTCGGCCTCTGTCAGCATGGGGGTGGTGATGCGTGGCAGCAGTTTGGTGAGGGCGTTGACATCCATCTGCACCACATCGCTCATGTTGAGGCCGCGCATTTCGCCCGCTTTGGGTTTGCGCAGCTGGATCTCGGTGATGGTGGTTTCACCGCGCTGGATGGCTTGGTCGAGGGTAACGATCTTGTTTTCCATGGTGTTAGTTCCTGTTGTTGATGTAGTGAGGGCGGCTGTTTGCCGCCCGTTGGATGGGTGAATGGGTTAGAGGCCGATGGCTTTGCGGTTCTCGGCCATACGGTCGACGCCATCGGGGCCGATTTCGATCATGTTGATGAGGTCAATCTCATGCATCACCTGACCGTTGACGGTCTCTTTGTAGTAGGTGTTGACCATGCTGACCTTGGCCTGGGTGTTGTCACCGGCCTTGAGGGTGCCGCGATCGAGCTCTTTGAAGCGGCCACGGCAGACGATTTCGACGGCCATCACTTCGCCGGTGTCATCACGCTGGGTTGATCCGGCAAAGCGCAGGCTGGTGCCGTCGGCCTTGGGTTCGCCCATGCAGCGCAGGAGTTGTTCGCCGTAGCCGCCAAAGGTGAACGACACATCGAGGGCGCTGTCATCGAGCCCCATGTCGATGTTGACGGCACCGCCCATGCCGCCGCCGCGATAGGCTTCAAACTTGCGTGACAGTTTGGCCGGGGTGAAATCTTCCGCTTCACCGACCCAGTTATCGCCATTGAGGAAGACGTTCAGGCGTTTGAGTTTGCGTGGCAGTGCCATGGTGGCTCCTTATGCTGCGGCCGCGACGCGGGCGCCGAAGTCGATGAGGTAGGAATCGGTGATGCGCTGGATGAAGCCGAGGTCTTCGAGTGGCGGCACCGGGGTGTAGTTGTAATCAATGCGCAGCTTGCCTGCCTTGAGGGTGTCTTTGTCGTTGAGCTCTTCGTTGTACCAGCAGTTAAAGCCGAGCAGGTAACCCCCGGCGACCAGTTCGCGGCCCTTGGCGTTGACCCCTTCGATGATGTCTTTGACCAGGGTGGGGGTCATGGGTTTATCGACGGCCCACATGTGCGCCTCGGCGATGGTGTCGGCCAAGATCTGGGCGGTGCGGGTGTAGTTCTCGAAGGCGAACAGGGGATCATCGGAGCAGGTGCGGTTGCCCCAGTAGCGAAAGCCGTCAGCGCGGATCAGGGCGGTGACTTCGTTGGCGTTGAGCAGGCCGACCTCGGTGTCGGGGTCTTGCAGATCCCAGAACAGGTTTTTGGTCATGCCATCGACCCCGGTCACGCCGACGTTCGACAGGGTCTTGTGCCAGCCAATTTCTTTGTCGATCAGCGCCCGCATGGCGGCGGCCTTGAGGCAGGCATCGAGCTTGACGCTGGCTTTGGCGGCAACGTCCCACGCCGTCCAGTCACCGTGGATCGTCATCAGTTCGCGGCTGGAGAAGTTGTCACGGTAGGCCAGTGCGGCCTCGACGGTCTCAGCGATGGTCGGCACGTAGGCAAAGGCGCGCAGTTTCTTGGCCATGCCCGCCAGCGCAGTGGACACCTGCAGGGTGCAGTTGTCCGGCACGCAGAGGATGCGTGGCTTGACGGTGGTGACCGGGGCGGCCCGTTCCAGTGCCTTGAGGCCGGTATAGCTGCCATCGGGCTTGATGGTGCCGATGATGTTGCTGGTGAGGGCTGCGGCGTCGGCACCCTTGGCCACGCGCACGACGATGACGATGGTGTTGACGGTGTCATAGATGGTTTGCAGCGACTTTTTGAGGTTACCCTCGCTGCCCGCTTTGGCGATGGCCGCCGGCAGGTTGGCGATCAGCACAGGCTTGTCGAGGGGGAAGTAGGTGGCGTCGGCGTCTTCGCTGGTGCAGACCATGCCGATCACCGCCGTGGCGACGGTGCGGATGGTACGGGTGCCCTCGCTGACTTCGACGACGCGCACGCCGTGGTGGAATTGGTCCAGTGCCATAGGTTCTCCTGTTGTCCGGACGGAGCATTTTTTGCAATTTTTCGCATAGGTAATGCATGTGATTTGAGCAGGGTCAGGATGCAGGGGCAGGGGATGGCAGGCGAGCGGCGGCCAGTGTATCCGGCGTGGATACACTGGATGGGCGGTGACAATGGTGGGATGGGCGGCAATAACGAAACACCCCGCACAGGGCGGGGTGTTGTGGCTTGGTTAGATGACCTTGTCCGGTTCGGTTGGCCATTGTGGCGCCTCAGGCCAGTCAGCTTGTTCCGGCACCAACGTCAGCTCGTAGCGGTAACGTTGCCAGTCGGCCAGCAGTTGGGTGTGCTCCGGCTTGGCGTAGCCACCATCTACGGCTGGCTTGATGATGGCGATTTGTTGGTTGGCAGTGGCTAGGCGGTTCGATTGCTCTGTCTGGGCTGCCCCCAGCTTGGCGAGCTGTTCAGCAGCTTCATCTTTGACCCAGCCATCATCGTTCCACTTGTCATAGGGGGAGGATGGTTCCAGCAGCGTGTACTGCTCCAGCAGTTCCCCGATTGCGTTGACGGTGACAGGTTGGCCTGTCGATTTGTCATACACCACCATGCCGCGCAGGTCTGTTACGAGTTGCCAGCCGTCAGCTTGCCGAACAGTTGCCTTTCCTGATTCGTTGGCCAGTGGCGCATCGAGATAGGCACCTGCTGGCAGGCCAGTCCCTTCCGATACCCACACATCAGACGGCNNACGATATTCCGCAGTTTCAGGGTCAGCGATATAGGCCATGGTAAAACCACTGGTCTCTGCCCAACCATCATCACCCCATGTGGCTCTCTGCTCGTTGTTATGCTCAGTCATTACCCGACCCTCATGATTTTGTGAAATGCCACGCTGCGAGAGCGAACGCGGAATGTTGAAAGTCCAGCATTGCCATTCGGCGTCAATTCCTGAGGGGTTGTTAAGTACGTCCCTGAGCCATTTGTAGGGGCTTCGTAGTCAGTGGCGATTTTGTCCATCGGATACGTCCCCTGATAGGAGTTAATAGGGGGCGTAACTAAAACACCTGTCATGGCGCTGTTAGCGTAGGTGTAAATAGATGGCAACTGCGTAGCAGCTTGGTAACTCAACAGTTGGCGGCCAGCATCTACCCCCCGCCCGTTATCCCACGCGCGAACAAACTCGCCGCGAATTTCAGGCATCACACCACTTGGGTAAAGCTGTGCAGCGAATGGGTAAGTGGTTTTGTTGAACCCCTGACCGGCACACGACAAAAACATCATTCCGCAGTCCGGCCATATGTCCTGTGGCATCTGAGCCAGCGGCCAGTCGATAGGCACACCAATCATCGGGGCGCCGTACTTTGTCAGGCCCAGAGCCGCAAGCAAGGCTTTCATCACTTTTGGCGTCAGTGAGAGACTATCTGACACTCCTTCCAGCGCCTTCTGCAGGTTGGCGTACTGGGTAAATCCTTTGGCTGTTTCGCTGGCATCCGGATGATCGCGGCTTTCCCGGTGCAACTTCATCACATCATCAACATATTTGCGGGTGGCCAGCACCACGGACGGGTCAATCTTGAGTTCTACCGCGCTGGTGTCGCTAACGATCATCCCCATGCGGACCGTCTGGGTGCGGCCAGCCCCTTCCGATAACAGGGGCTTGTAAGTGTCCGGGGCGTTGGAAATAGCGATCAGCGTGCCTGTTTCGTCATAGAGACCGACTTCGCGGATCCACCACCCGCCAACGTTCTCAGGGATGATCTGCTCGGCCACCAGGGTAGCCAGATTGAGCGGGTCTTGAAACAGGGTATTGATGGGGGCGCGGCGTTGCTCCCGCACCAGGGCTGTCTGCGCCGGGTTGGGGGTGACTGGCTGGCCGTTGCCGTCACCCACAGCCATGTGGGTGATTTTGATCGGGACGCCCATGGCGAGGGCGTTGGAGATTTTGGCCTGTCCCGCATGGGTGGGGATGGCAAAATAGATGGCGCTCAACTAGCACCTCCTGTCTGTTGCGGGTTGATGGTCATGGTGTCGATGGTGTGCAGGATGCCGCCGAGCCACAGCTGGCCACGGATCTCGATGGTTTCAGGGCTGTATGGGTAGATGGTCAGTTCATCGCCCAGGTAGCAGGCGGCGCCCAGATAGAGCGGGCCACGGGTTTCCATGCTGATAGCCAACCCCGTCAGGTGGCGGGTCATGGGCTTGGCGTCGGCGATAAGCCGTTCGAGTTCTTGATACGTCGCCTCGGTGATGCCCGTTTCGAGCACCCCGATATCGAGCTTGAAGGTGCCGGGGGTGGCGTGCGGGGTCTCTTGCCACCACTCCAGCACCCGGATCAGATAACCGAGCGGTTCGACCACCCGGCGAATGGCGCCGATGGTGCCCTTGCGGCTGTGGACTAAGTAGCTGTTGGCGATCACCTGACGCTTGGTGGCCTCTGGCCATTTGTCATCCCAGCGGTCGACGCTCCAGCTGGCGGCCAGATAGGGCAGCAGGTGGGTGGGGCAGGTCCAGGGTGACCAGAGCGAGCGAAACGGGATCGGTAACTGCATCGCCTGATCACCGGTGGCGGCCAGATTGCGCTCGGTGCGGCTGGTGCTGGGCGGCAACAGGGTATTCATGCGGCCAGCTCCACGGTGAAGGCGGTGCAGTAGGCGGCTTGGGTTGGGCTCGGGGTGATATCGACCCAGCCCGGCAGATCGACCTTTGTCACCCCCTGCACATGCAGGGCGGCATCGAGGGCAGAACGGGGCACTTCGACCCCGATGCGGCGACGGGGGTTGATAAAGGTGGCGAGCCGGTCGCGGGCGGTCTGTAAGATCAGATCAGCTTCGGCGCCCTGGCTGCTGACGTGCAACCGGGCGGTGATGGTGTAGGGGATGATGCCCGCGCTTTGCACGGTAAGCCGGTCGCCCACCGGTCGCTTGTCTTCGTGGCTCAGGGCGTTGGTTACCTTGGCAATCAAGGTGCTGTCGGCGGCACCATCCCCTTCGGTGCTGATGATGGTGACCAGCGCCTCGGCTGGTGCTGGGCTTGACCCTTTGGCATCGGCCACCTTGCCGTCTGCCGAGAGGGCAAAAAACTCATAGGCCCCTGTCGGGCCCGCCACGCTGAGACCATCCCACGCCATCAGGGCACGCATACGCAGCGCGTCGTCATCTTCTTTGATCTCCGGTACCGGTGGGGTGGCGGTTGGGTCACCCGGCTGGATGACCAGTCGTTGCACATTCCAGTTTGATACCAGTCCATCAAGGTCTGCGCCTTTTGACCACGCCAGCATGTTGGCCACGGAGGCATCGTTGATGCGCTGGCGCAGGATCAGCTCCCGATAGGCATTCTCTTGCAGCAGCTTGGTGATGGGCTCTGATTCGAGCGCCAGCGTCGCTGCGATGCTGGCTTGCTGGTCTGCCGGGTAGAGGCTGACTAAATAGGCTTTGCGCTCGGCAAGGATGGCTTCGTAATCGAGAATTTCGAGCACATCGGGTTGTGGCAGTTGGGAGAGGGTGATAGTGCTCAACTGGCGACTCCTGTTGGGACGGGTATGGTTGCAGACTCCGGCGCGCCGCCATCTTTGCGCTGCCAAGTGAGCTCGATGGTGAGAGCGCCATCGATGCCGCCGCCGAGCACATCGACGCGGGTGATGGTGATGCGGGGCTCCCAGTTGATAAGTGCTTGCACGGTGGCGGCCATCAGGCGCAGGCGGGTGGCCTGATGCTGGGGCATGTCGATGAGGTAAAACAGCTCGCTGCCGTAGTCGCGGCGCATCACCCGCGAGCCCACCGGGGTGATGAGGATGTCGCGCACCGACTGGATGATGTGGTCGGTGGCGCTGATGGCGCGGCCATTGGCGGCATTCATGCCGAGCCAGTTCATACCGGTCCCCCTGATGTGCCGTCGCCCGGCTGCACTTTTTTGTGGCCGTGCTCTGTCACTTCGATGTCGCCGACCTTGGCGGTGTCGCAAATGAGGCGCTTGGCCTGCAGCAGGTTGGTGCAGATGGTCTTGGGGGTATCGAGTGTCACGCTGACACTGGCGGCGATATTGGCTTGCTTGATGCCGGTGGCGTTGAGTGCCCCGGTTTTTGGGTTGTATTCGATGACGGCGCCATCGGCGTATTCGGTGCGGTCGAGATCCGGGTTGTCATCTTCGGCCAACGGTTCGGGGAACTGGTCAGCATTGAGGCGGCCGACGATATAGGCATTGCGCAGATCGCCGCTGACGGAGAGCAGGATCACCTGCTCGCCCAGGCTCAGGCGGTGGCGGGTACGGTTCGCCCCGGCCCTGTCTGTTGTGTAGGGCCGCCAGTTGGTGGTGATGTCGCCAGTTTTGACGCGACATTCCCCTGAGCGCACGGCGGTGACGGTGCCAATGCGGATCAGGTTGTCGATCAGGCGTTTGAGTTCGGTTGGGGTCGGTTGCATGAGGCCATTGTTTTGGGCAATGGCGGGGAAGGCGAGGGGGAGCCAGTGTGGGCGGCGCTGGCACATTGGGGGAGATAAACTGTTATGCCTGCTATCGATCTGAGATGAGATTCATAGATTCTCTGGATTAAATTTAATATTATCTGTTAAGTACAAATGAGACTCATGGTTTTTATAGGTGGATAATGGCAGAACTAACTCAAAATTGCCCAAGGTGTTATGTGAAGCACACAACATTTTCTGTTTTGGCAATGAATGGATATGCAATAAAAAATTACTCCGAATTATTTTGTGTGTGTAAGAACTGTCATAAAAGTGTAGTCTTTCGTGCATGGGTTAATAATAAGGAAACAATTGATGCCGTTAGAGGTAAAAGCGGCGTTAATATTTCTTCATGTTTATCAAATATCTCAGTTGTGCGAATTGATCCAGAAGAGGTTTTTCCTGCACCTGAATTTATACCTGAAGACATTAAAGTCAATTTTGATGAAGGAGCTAAGTGTTACTCCATCGGTTGCCATAACGCAGCCGCAACTATGTTTAGGCTATGTTTGGATAAAGCGACAAAATCATTTCTACCAGAAGATCCCGCTACACCTCCGGCTAAGATAAAACGAAGTCTTGGGCTTAGAATGGATTGGTTGTTTGAACATGGCCATCTACCTGTTGCTCTAAAGGAGTTGGCTGAATGTATTAAAGATGATGGTAATGATGGTGCCCATGAAGGAATTCTTTCAAAAGTAGATGTGGATGACTTGATTGATTTTACTGTGACTTTGTTGGAAAGGCTTTACACCGAGCCAAGAAAGATAGAATTGGCTAAAGAACGGCGGTTGGCCAGAAGGCAACAGCAGTGAGGCCCTTTCGGGCCTTTTTTATTTCACCAACAGATCGCGTGGGGTTCGCGGCGTAGATTGTTGAACTGCTTGGGCTAGTCGCAGCGATGGTGAGTTATGTCTGTTTTTGGATAATGTTAACGCAAGGTGGCGAGCTGGATAAAGTCGGCGTACTAGCCCACTCAGCCCATCGCACTGATGGGGTCTTATCCAATTTTCCTAACGGGGAGCAGCTTGTTTTTTCATTGCTAGTTGGGGGGATCACCACGCTATCAATCTGGTCATGGCGCAGGTAGATGGTGCCATCTTTCACAGTCCAGAAACTGCATTGAGTTGCGTTGCAGGCGATACGCAGTGCTGATACGCCTTCTGGATATTTGGAATAAGATAGTTGTTCGGCAAATTCGGGAGTTCCGTTTTCCATTTTTCCTATTTGTTCTTTGGCCAACTCTTCACCATCACGATAGCTATAAAATGCCAATCCAAATACAATGGCACAGGTGAATAATAAGTAACAGAAGCGAAGATACCAAATAAATATCACGTTGTATGCAGTTTCCAGCCATTTGGCTTCATGCGGTTGCATGGCATATTTTAATAGAGCTTTTAGGAAGCAGAGCATGAATGCACTGTTACCGATATCAGATGCAAGAGATCTAAAATAATCCGAGCACCTTTTTATTAGTCTGAATGTTAATGCAATGATTGCGGCGTTGTTTCCTAAATCGATGCAGCTTGAATGGAACTAATTGAAAACCCAGTGATCTGAGCACCACCATCCCCCCTCAAGTCTGCATCATGGGTAAAGCGCTTCACCCCATCACCAATTGGCCTCAATACAACAGGTCTTTGATCAACCGTGGCTCTCTCACTTTCTGGGTTGATGCCGAGGCCATGGATAACTGGTTTCACCAAGACCATCACGGAAAACGGGGACGCAGCCAGCTCTACACCGACCAGAGCATCTGTACCTTTCTGATGCTCAAAGGGATTTTCAGCCTCACG